ATTTAAAACAGTGTAGCTCCCATACTTCTCATTGAGTCTTTTAAGCCACACAAGTTCTATGCTTATTTTATCAGATTTGTATAGAACACCAAAACGATTACTATATTTCGAACACCAATACTTACGAAGGTCTGAACAATTCATAGTATTATTATAAAAGATTAATTATTATTTGTCAGTATATTTGTTTAATATGTTATAGAAATTCTTTGTCCCACAATTTGGGCATACAGCCATTTTATGAATTCTGTCGCTTGATATTTTGTTTCTTCTATGGTAACTTTTATCTTTAATCGGAAAATCCGAATTACAATTACTACATTTTATTAACATTATTTTCACCGCTAGAAATCAATTCATTTATGAATCTTAATTCGCCGTCAATTCTTAGCATTTCTTGTAACAGATTCTGCTTTTCTTGGTCTAATTGATTTGACTTTTCTAACATACTTTTTAATAGTGTCTCTTTTTCAGCTTTCCTATTTAATAAACTTTCTAACTCCATATCCCCTCACTTTGTATGTATATTATATAAGATTATTTCAATCTCATATAATCTGAATCACTAATTGGTTTACCTTTTCTATAGTGTTCTATAACTGACGATTTGTTTAATTCACAACCACATTGCCAACAAAATTTATCAAGGGGGCTAACTAAATGTCTACAGTTCTCACATACATACTCATCTTCTACAAAAATATTTTTCTCTTCTCCAGTATTTCTATCGAATTCAGTATTCACATTCTCTAGCTTAATTATATTATAGCTAACCATTTGTCCTCCAACTTCCTGAAGAATATATATAAATATCCCCCGAACCTGCGCCTTTTATCTTAACACTCCCTTCTTCAGCAACAGCAGTAGTATTAAATATAAATCCACCGCTAGTAGAAGGCCTAAAATATTGTGCGTATACGTTTTGCCATATATTGGTACTCTCGCCTAGATTTTGTGTGCCAATACCCGAAACTGTATTAGTTTTAGGTATTAAACCTAGATTCCATAATGCAAAATATTTAGCACCTGATATCTTATTCACAAGAAAATCTCCAGAAGACTGGACTCCCATTGTGTACCTATTTGAACCTGTTGAATCATACCATTCAGCCCATTCGCCATTAATAGCTAACCCAATTGACGATAACATTACTGCCCCAGCTCCTGCAGATAAAACGCCACTTGAATTAACGTATACTTGACTCACGCCTGCTGCTGATTGAATCTCTAAATTAGCGCCTTTAATAAGAATACCAGTGTTACTTAAGGTTACAGAACCCGCCCCACAATACGCCTTACCATCAGAAGAATTAAGATAAAATTGTGCGACACCGGACGAATCATAACCATACAATCCAGTATAATCTAATTTCACTCTTTGCGCAGAATCAGAGACACCAGTGACTATCTTACCCGACGCTAAATATATACCATCTCTAGAAATTCTTATAGAATTTGCCGCAAAGTATGCGGAACCATCAGCTGAATTGAGGTGAGCCGTAAGGTACCCACCAATATCGTAAACTGCTAATCCAGATGAATTTAATCTCACAACACCTGTCGAATATAAAGTACCTACTTCTAACGTACCTGTAGATATTTGCATATAAGCAGTTAAATAGCCGGTAGTAATCTGACTAGCAGCTAATGATACTATTTTAGCAGAAGTAATCGTAGCATTAGCAATTTTTGCATCAGTCACAGCTAAATTTTGTATCTTAGAATTTGTGATTGCTGAATCTTTAATATTAGCTGTATCTATTGCAGCGGTACCAATCCTGGCACTACCGACTACTAAATCATTAATTCTAGCAGAAGATATCGAGACATCATCGCCATTTCTTAAACCTTGAATAACTGTAGTAACATCAAAGGGAGAATACCCTCTACCATAAATATTAGATACTACATCCATTGTAGTTAAACCAGGTGCCTCTTCATATTTAATACCTAATACTAAGAAATCTGTATCTATATTTTTAGGCGGACAAATAATATGTACCATGTCACCTGCATGAATAGGTGTAGTATTATACATAGGGTACCCAGTTATCTTTAGCTTACCTCTGATAGTTGTCCCACTTTTATATGTTAATAAAGCATTCGCTCTATTTGTAACATATTCTAATAGGTCTGCAGGTGTAAAATCCTTTCCCCATACATATTCAATTTCTTCTTTTACTAACCCATATGCTGCTTCTAGATTTTCATCGATAGCAGTATATGTCTGCAAACTACCATCGTTAGCGTTACCTCTAACAGTAACTCGAGTCATAATCTCTACGGGTTGGTCTGTAAAAGAATAATCACTTAACATTGATTTTACAGTATCAGATTCAGCAACATTAAGTGAAATCGTTAATCCATTATGTTCAGGGCCATATTGTGGTATAGAGCTTCTTCTAAAATAGTTGAATATTTGATGATTATCTACATAATAATCATACCCACAACCTCTAATGCATTCAATATACGTAATATAAGAAGGCATTGTAACACCAATTATTGAACCTCTTACCCAATACTTTGTATGACCATTTACTTCGCATGATTCCCAATCTAATGGAAGATGCCATTTTATATATCCTACGTAATCACTAATATAAACATCTCTAGTAAATTCTAATTGTTTCCAATCACTATCAGTATGACTATAGTACTCGAATACATATTGAGAATATGCCCCTAAAGTATCGATAGAATATTTAGCACCAATAAATGGATTATTTTGACCCACATAAAAATATTCATCTTCAGAACCTAAATATTCAAAAGGTGTCCCCTCAGGAGTGTTCGCTTCAGAAGTCAAATCAGTATATGTAGAAGGAGGGCTATATTTAAATACATAATCCCATGTCAATTCAGTCCAAAAATCTTCAGAAGATAATTCTTGAATTATTGAAACAGGGGGTTTATCATTATTAGTAAAATCCCTCGCAATCGTGTCGGGAGTACCCGATTCTTCTATGTTTTGAGTTAATGCGCCTGTAGTAACATAGTCATCGATTAAATCACCAATTAATTCACTTCTTTTCATAGACGAATATGTACTATTTACTTTTCTAGTATATAATTCAGTACCATAATCTCGGCATTGTAAATGTAAAATTTGACCATAATCATTATCAAATATACCTTCAGATACTTCTACTCTACCTCTAAATATCTCATATCCAGAGGCGTTCAATAGTCTCACCCTTTTATAAGGTGTATAGATACTTTCTCTATTATTTCTAGGATTTGCTATATATACATCAACTATGTGAGTTCTTTCATTTAAAGTATGATTTGATACTATTTTATATTTGAACGTCTCCAAAGTCCATGTCTCTGGAGTATCTCCATTCGAATAATAAAATCTAGTACCTGCCCTACGGTTAGGTCTAAACGCCCTAGAATGCAAATCTAGACATGTTTCTATAGTTTCAATATAATCAGTCATTTAAGCCTTCTGTTCTCTTACTACAAATACAAAATCTAAAGTCCAATAAGATTGACCTGCTGAAATTTTGAAAGCCATTTGTTTAAAATGACCATAGTACTGAGAACCTCCCGTTATCGTGAGATAAGCAAGATTAGTAGGGTCATCACCATAATCCCACCATTCTCTAACGACTGTTTCTAATTCACTTTTTGTACTAGTGCCGCTTTGATTACATGTACCGCTGCCACTTATCTGCTCTACGCATACTCCTAGGTCTAATGAAAACACATTCGGAGTACTTTCAGTTTCGGAGGGTAGACCAATTTGATTCGGAGTTCTAGAAAATAGATGCTCTAAATCTGTAATTCGCATAGAAATATCAGAAAACCCTTCTTTACTTATTATAATATCTAAAGCCATTAATATCCACCACTCATTAAGGAGTAATTTATTTCCTCTCCTAATGTCCCAGCTAATGTTTGAGCAATAGAAGAAGGGGGACTATTCGAATTTAAGTTAAATGTATTGTTTAAAGTAATATTATTGCTTCTATTTGTATTGTTAATATTGTTTGTGTTAGTATTCGTGCTACTAGATAGAGGCGAAAGTTGTGAAGCAGTAGTTAATGTAGAACTACCAAATAACCCTTTAACCCAATCAAAAGCGCCACTTATAGCGTCGCCTATAGACGATAAAAAAGTATCCTTATCGAAGAAGAAGTTATACAAACCTGACACGAATGAAGTTAGACCTTCTATCCAAGAACCAACACTTTTAACAATATTTAATATGTTATCGATAATTGAAGTAAACTTGGGTTGTGAATTATTCCACCATGGTATTAAATCGCTATTAATAAAATTCTTAATTTTCTCTATTGTTTCGCCAAATCCGCTACTAATATCATCGATACTAATCCCAAATTGTTCCTGAATCCAATCCTTTATGTTACCCCAAATTTCCTTTACAAAAGGCTGCAATGTTTTATCCCACCAAGATGAAATAGCAGGTGAAATTGTATTATTCCATGTATTTAATATGAAGTCCCAAACTTCTTTTGCGACTGGTTTTAAGAAATCATTCCAGAATGCTTTAGCGGTTTCACCTATCTTCTGCCATAATGAAATAGACTCATCGCTCCAAATGATACCTACTGTATCAGTAAATTTCTCCCAGGCAGCACTAATATTTTCTATCATATTATTAATGCTTTCGCCAAAATCACCCATCCCTGCAAAAATACCTTTTATTGCTTCTAAGGGGTTTTCTATGAACTTAGCAATAGATTCGCCTAATTTTCTAGCGAAAGGTAAGAATGTAATTAATAATTTTAATACTGGTACAAATAATGGGATTAATGGGATTAATAGCATGTCCATAATTGCACCAAAAGTAGTCAACAGTGCATCAGTAAACCCACTAAAAATTTTACTTTTTCTAATAGATATAAAAACTAAAGAAATAATACTAGTAATTCCTAGTAAACTGCCTACAAATTTACCTATATTCCCCCATACCGTATCTTTCTTAATCACCTCAACAGCTTCTGCTGCTTGACTTTCAGAAGCGCCTTGAAAATTAGAAGTTTCTTCACCATTCACATTGACGTTTATTGTATAATCTTCTGCACCCATTATTGCCTCAATTTTTCATTCTGTAAAGAATCTATTTCTTGAAATATTGCAGTATATTCTAACACAGATTTCTCACTCATGCTATCTAAAGACGAATAAGAAATTCCTTTTGATAATAAATAGG